GTGTCAGCGGTAGTATTAATTGGAACCCAGTGGGGAGATGAAGGTAAGGGCAAGATTACCGATTTTCTCGCCAAAAGGGCAGATTGTGTAGTCAGATACCAGGGAGGAAGCAATGCCGGACATACCGTGGAAGTTCAGGACGAGAAGTTCATGCTTCACCTGGTGCCGTCAGGGATACTCTACCCCCAGACCATCTGTGTGGTCGGCAACGGTGTTGCTCTGGATATGGGCAACCTGATCAAGGAACTGGACGGACTGCAGCAGCGAGGGGTGGATACCAGCAATCTTCGGATCAGCCTGCGAGCCCCGCTGGTCATGCCTTATCATAAAAAAATCGATGAACTGGAAGACCGCAGCAACGGGATCGGTACCACCAAACGCGGCATCGGCCCCACCTATGCGGATAAGATCAATCGGACCGGCTTCAGGATATCCGATCTGGTAATGGAACCCGAGTTCTTTGAGACCCGTTTCAAGGCTCAGGTAGAACAAAAGAACCGTTTAATCACCGAGATATACGGAGAAGAAGGCTTCGATTACCGTATACTGATGGATGAGCTGTTAGCCAGGTTGAGATACTCAAACCCTATCTGGCGGATACCTCTTACCTGGTCTACAACCAAATAAAAGAAGGCAAGAAGGTGCTTTTCGAGGGTGCCCAGGGGACTCTCCTGGATATCGATCACGGCACCTATCCCTATGTGACCTCTTCCCATCCTATCTCCGGCGGAGCCTGTGTAGGGGCCGGAATCGGCCCGACCTGTATAAACAAGGTACTGGGTATCGCCAAGGCCTATACTACCAGAGTGGGTGAAGGTCCCTTCCCCACTGAGTTGAATGATGAAATGGGCGAGAAGCTGCGCCAGCGCGGCTGTGAATTCGGTACCACCACCGGGCGTCCGCGTCGCTGTGGCTGGCTGGATGAGGTTATCCTGCGCTACGCCACCCGAGTCAATGGCTTGACCGACCTGGCGGTGACCAAGCTGGATGTATTGGACGAATTTCCGGTGTTAAAGATCTGTGTCGGCTATCGTTACGAGGGCAGAGTTCTGACCGAATTCCCCGAAAACATCGGGGTGTTGGCCAAGTGTGAGCCGCAATACATCGAGATGCCAGGCTGGCAGAAGGACCTCTCCGATGTCACCGAGTGGTCTGACCTGCCGGTGGAAGCCCGCAACTACATCGCCAAGATCGAGGAACTCTCCGGGGTGAAACAGTCCATCGTGGCCGTCGGCCCCCGCCGGTCCCAGACTATCGTCAGCGGGCAGCTGTTTGACTGATTTGAAAACACACTTTTCATGATATATAATACCTATAATTCGGGCGCGTAACTCAGCGGGAGAGTGCTACCTTCACACGGTAGAAGTCGTGGGTTCGAAACCCTCCGCGCCCACCATAAGAAATACGCAAATACCTGGGTTTGAGGACCCCGGTATTTTTATATCAACGGGGCGATATTGACCTTGATGTCAGATTTGATGTCAGACAAGTCCGAAAGTATACCTACGAGTGCAAAAGTGTTGACTATTTTTCGGGCTCTTTGGAAGACTTCTTTTCTCTCTTACGGCGGATGTTAACAGGCTTTCCAATTAGATTCGGGATGGTTTCCGGAAGGGACAGCACATCATTAATTTTATCAGAAGCTTCCCGCATTGCTTCAGGAGAGGGATCGTCATAATCTAATGTGGTAGTTTTTCGGGCATGGCCTTCAAGATCAGCCACGGTTCCCAGGTCAGTGCCATGCTTTAATAACAGATAAACATTCGTATGCCGCAGCCCATGAAAGGTCAGATTATCCGGCAGCTTATTCTCCTCTTTGAATTTTGTAAACCAGGTATCGACGGAATTAGGGTGCATGGGCTTTCCGTTCCACTGGGTAAACAGCAAGTCGTTGTCCACCCATTTCCCATAGACCATTATTTTCTTCTGCCATAATTCGCCGCACTTGTTCCGTTGCTTATCTCTTGCAGCTATCATTTCTTTCAGCAATGGCACGATACTTTGCGGAAACGGGATGGTCCTTATGCTGGCTTCGGTTTTGGGATCATCGATAAAAATACCCTCGCCCGAAACATGAGTTGATGCTCGGTCGATATTGATCAGGCAATTATCAAGATCTAAGGTACTATTCCCTATGCCCAAGAGTTCACCACGTCGCATGCCGGTTGATGCTGATAAGACTGTTAAGACCCGATATTTGAGAGATTCCTTTGCGAGGGCCTGGAGCATTTCTTTAGCCTTTGCCTTATCTAAACTTACTTTTCTACGCTTGGGTACTTTAGGAGGCTTAACCTTTTCACAGGGATTATCATCTATTTCACCCCAATCATTAGCGGTGGAAAACATCGAAGATATAATATGATGGCATTTTTGTATAGTTGCTGGCCCAAGGGGCCCGGATTTCTTATCCTTTCGTATACCATCTTCCTGCAGATTGTTATAAAACTTCAAAAGGTGTTTTTGCTTGATCTTGCTCATGGCGAGGTCCCCAAGGGTGGGAAGTATATAATTATCCAGGTTAGTTTGGTAGACTTTGGCGGTGCCGCGGGATAGCTGTGTTTTTACATAATCGCGCATCCACCGTACTGAAAAGGCTCGGAGAGTCTCTTTCGAAGCCTTCTTTTTGGCTTTCCCCTTTTTTATTTCTGCAATAAATAAAGCCAGTTCCGTATCTGCAGCTCTCTCGTCACCCTCTTTGATGCCAAGAACTGTTTTTGTATATCTATTAGGTTTTCCAGTGTCCGGATCAGTGCCGTCTCTTACCGATAGATATAGAGATTCAGTGCCCCGCCATTCATAGTGCCCTAGTTTTCGTTTCTTTTTTTTCTCTTGGTCTTTTTCTTCATCGGCCAACAGGAATCAACTCCATATTCTTATCCTTAACAACTAGTTTTACTTTCCGAATGAAATGGAGCAAGCGGTAATTATTGGGCTAATCAAGATCGAGGTAAATAGCTTCTCCAGTCATTCCGCCCCTGCATTTGAGCTTCAAACCCGTGGCATCTTTCGGAACATCATAGGCGATATATCCGTCAAGGGTTAGGCCGGGATTAAGCTTTTTAAATGATATTGCTTTATCATTGGTTAGATTGATATCTGAATATGTGAATTCTCGGTCCTGATCGTCAATTAAAGCATAATTTGCGCAGTTAACGTATATAGCATCTTTTTGCTCATTGGTTATTTTAAGATGAAGGATCTTAAATATTCCCTGGGCCTCTTCACCGTCAATGATATCGGTGGTCATCATCTCAGGTACTTCAATTGTCACATTACTGGATACCCCTGAGACATTAATAGATTGGGTGGATTGGGCAATACTACTTCCAGTTTTATAAAACCATACTCCAATGCAAATAAGGCCAATCATCATAACAATTATGCTACTGACCATAGCTTTATCGTAATTCTTCTTGGCTGTATCTGGATCAGTAACTGATAACGCTTTTTTCTTTTTGTCTGCATTAATCCAATACATGATTGCAATTGCTATAAGCGCTAGGCCGGAGTATAATTCCATAATGAAACCCCCCAAAAAATACTTATCATGGGATCTTTATAGATTATTTAGTTTAAGAGCTGTATTTCATCTTCCTCAATATTTATACTGAGATAATTAAATTCGCTTGCTTTAACAGGGGCTAAAATCAGATCAACTTTGTTCCATGTGCCCGGTGCGATATCCTGTGTTAAAGATGTTTCCTTAGACTGCATATTGGCAGCATCTTCATATTTGCGAAGTTCTTGTGCGTGCATTACTATTGTATCGAGTCGCGAAAGCACGGTATCAAGCTTTTTTGAAGAATTAATTATATCTTTTGATTCTTGAATTACCTTTACTCGTGAGTTAACTTCAATCAATATTGCATCTGAGCAGTTATTGCACAAGCCATATCGATCAACTCGTATAAATATGCCGCCCTTTCTACACCACTTGCATGTTGCCAAGTTACATCTCCCCTTTACTCTTGTTACTATGCCAATTTCAACCTGAACTCCATCATCTCTTCTGTTACATCAAACAATTCTGCCAAGTCCCAAAGCGTTCCGTTCCCGTTCCTCAATGCTTTGCGCAACTGTTTCTTTGGTATCAGATATTCAGCGGCCCACTTCCAGGCGCGGTATTCTGCCCTGGATACCGCGAGCCTGTCCCGGTAGTTGAAATATGTACGGCAAATGGCAGCGCGATCTAAAGTGAAATGATGCCCGAGTTCTTCAGCAAATATTGAACGCAACAAAGGAGTATTGTTTTCAAGAGCATTATCCAATGCAATGACTGGTGGCAAATCTTTCGGTGCCCAATATAGCCCCCGAAGCGGAGGGGCAAAGTCCCACCAGCGAATATTAATCCCTTCTCTCTCTGCTATCGCATACATTTCTTTCATCACTACACCTTCTTTGCCACATATAGTCATATAATGTCGAAAACCCTTTAAATGAAACTGACCCGCCTAATTGCGGGTCAATCATTTCTGTTTTTTCTTTAACATTTCTTCTCTATATGCTTTTTTAAATTCTGCTTCGCTTCTGGCTGCCGGACCTCGCAAAGTCTTGTCTGATCCCCCATCTTGGTTGGCAGCGATCGGGTCATATGCTGCCGCACCTTCATTACGTTTCCTAAGTACTTCGAGCATAGTCTCCATCGCTTTTCGCTCTTCTGTCGGTAGGCTCTCAATCTCTTTGGCCAGCTCGCTGGCGGGGTCAGGCTCCTCATTCAAAGCCCTGTCTATCTCGCGTGCTAGTTTGTTTTTTTCTTCTTCGGATAAAGGAGATTCCTCGGACAAATGGCTCATAATAGCAGATGTGGGAACACCCTTAGAAACTGCATATAGCTTGGCCATTTCAATTAAGAGCAACGGGATTGAATCAATAGTTGCTTGTCCACGTTGACTTTTCATAGTTCTAAGAGCCTTTTCAAGAAAACCGGATGATGTATATATACTTATAGGCTTTGGATCATCAGTTAATCCCAGTAGGTAATCAGTGGATACTCCAAAATAATTGGCTAGTGATTCCAAGACTTCATGGTCTGGCTCACTTCGCGCGGTTTCATAATGTGAATAACGCGCTCTAGAAATACCGATAGATTGGGCTACTTCTTCTTGGCTTCGGTTCCCCCTGAGTCTGGCCATGTTTTTACCCAGAATAGGATTTCCAGCCACTATTATCACCTCATTTTAATTATGCGATACAAATTTTATCACATCAATTAATGATAAAAAATGTATCGAAAAAAACTTGACGATACAAAAAGTATCATTTACAATGATACAAACGGTATCAGCTAGGAGGTGCAAATGTTGAGACGAAATAAGCTTATTCAGGCAAGAAAGAGCCGCGAAAAAACTCTCAACAAAGCTGCAGAAGATAATAACATTTCAACCGTATATCTTCGCAAGTTGGAAAGTGGAGCATCGAAACCTGGTCGAGATCTCATGATCAGGTTAGAAGCTTACTATGGGATTTCGATGCAAGAACTCTTCCCAGATATTTTTTTACCCCACGACGATACTGAATGTATCGAAGGCATGCCCACCGGCACCTGCAATTAGGTTAGGGTTGGAATTAACCTAACCCAGACGGTTAGGACGGTAAACATGTAAAAGATGGAAGGAGGAGATGCCATGGACAACCAAATCACGCCAGTAGAACAGAAGACGGTTGATTTCAACGGGGCAGAACTACTAGCCGTAAAATTCAACGATGGCAAAGTTTATGCCGGTGCCCGCTGGATATGCAACGGACTGGGTCTCAATGATAATCAACGCCGTGGGCAATATATGAAACTTAATGAAGATGTAGTCCTTTCCAGAGGGGTGAAAAAAATTTCACTCCCCACTAATAGCGGCACTCAAGAAGCTTTATGCATCGAACTCGAGTTCCTACCATTATGGCTGGCCAAGATCAACGCTGGTATTATTGATGACCTCAAGATCCAAGACCGGGTTATTGAATACCAACTCAAAGCCAAGGATGTTTTGGCTGCAGTTTTCTTACCAACAAATCAACCTGTTTCTCAGGCCGAAGTTACCCTTCAACTTGCTCAGTGTTTGGTTGACCAGGAAAAGAAAATCCAGGCACTGGAGACCAACCAGGAAGCCCAGGCCGAAACTATCCAGAACATCAAAGAGGCCCTCGCTCCCACCGACAAACAATGGCGCAAGTACATCAATGAGCAGTTAAACAAAGTGGCCAGAGCCAGAGGCGATGATTTCCAAGGCGTCAGGGAAGAGAGTTATGATCTCTTAGAAAAACGGGCTGCATGTAACCTGCGTCGGCGTTTAGCTAACCACAAAGAGCGGTTGTTCGAGGCGGGAGCCAGCAAGACAAAGATCAATGATACCAATCGGCTGGATGTAATCGATCAGGATAGGCGGCTGCAAGAAATCTACACCGCCATTGTCCGCGAGTTAGCCATCAAATATGTGGCGTAAAAGGAGGTAATTCGCTTGGTTGAAAAGGTCCTTACTTTATTGGAGCAGATAGCCCAGGAACTGCACGACCTGAATAATTACCTGGGGAATAGAGAAGAAAAGCCAGGCGACGGAGATCGCACTATGTTTCCTCAGGAAGCCGCCGAATACTTAGGTGTTTCTTATGATACGGTGCTCCGGTGGGCCCGAGAAGGAATAATTCCATCTTCTAAGCCGGGTGGACAAAGGGTTTTGTTCAGGAGATCAGCACTTGATGAATATCTGGCCAAACATGAAAAAGAGAGAACACCCCAACGGGGCAATGATGAAGGCCAATATGGACAGTTGAGAAAGATCATTGCTTAAGGCGGGATAACCGACCCGGCTCTAGCAACAGAGCCAGGCCAGCGAGGAAAAGTATTGGGGTAAAGCGGAAAGGGCTCTACCATCATTAGACCAGAAGGGGGGTGTAAAAGGAATGAAGAGTGAATGCCAAAACATTTATAAGTTATGCAGGTTGCCCGCATGGCTCAATCAGGATGTTGCTGCCGAACGCCTGGAGATATCACCCAGGTCTCTATCAGACTATGAGACCGGCAAGACCATCCCAGGTGATGATGTAGTCTGCCGCATGATCGAGCTTTACGGAGCTCCCGAATTAGCTTACCTGCACCTTAAGGAAAACACAGAGGTTGGCAGGAGATATTTGCCAGCGATTTGTTTGGACGAGCTACCCCGTGCAGTGCTCAGACTCCAAAAGGAAAGCCGTGATATGCAGGCCATCGAAGGTGACCTAATATCTATTGCTTGTGACGGCGTGGTAGACAACAATGAGCAATCGCTTTGGGGGAAAGCCAGAACAGAGCTTCAAGAATTAGCTGGCGCTGCGCTGGCAGTGTTATTCACCAGAAAAGAAGAAAAGCCGCTGGTCAGAGCGGCTAGATAGGATATGTAAAATAGGTTGCCTCAATTTTACCACAGGGGAGGGGAAAAGCAAGTGCCAACATTGATGGGACTGGATAAAGTCCATGAGATAAACAGGCTGTTCGCAGATATCAACCACCAGAAGCTTCTGGTCGAAAAGCTGCCCCAGTTAGAAGACCAGTATCAGGCGGCAGTAAATGCCCTATACGAGATTGATCTTTATGACAGCCATGGCGGAGAGGAATTGAGCGCCAAGGCTATTGAGTTAGGGAAGCAGTTAGAAGAGGCATTAAAGGCCCAGGACAAGATCAAGCAGTTGGAAGAGGATCTGATGAACCGGTACGGGATCCTGCCAGCGGAGGATCAGGCGGCGTAATAACTTTTCGGGGCGGCGAAAGCACCGTGGCCCGATTTGAGTGAACGCCGCAAGTACCCGCTCCGATGCCATGTAACCCCCTTAATGTTTCTATATATCCGGGGTGGCTTCGGCCCCCCGGGCAACTCTTTAAAAGGAGTGAGACCATGCGAAACGAAGGAGCGACCTGCGATAACTGCGACAACAAGGGCGGGAAGATCCGCAAACGGTGCCGCAAGTGTGCTACCGCAGATTATAAGCCGGGATGGGAACCGGCAGCCGGGGTGAAGGTGGAAAAGGGCAGGGCGTACCAAGTAGCTACCAACAGGTTTGTTGACTACCGCAGAGTAGTTGAAGCGTAAAGGAGGAATGGCTGTATGCCTAAGATATCGAGACTCGAAATCAGGAACTGCCTTGGCATATCAGAGCTGGAGATCCAAGCGGCGAAAATCAACCTGATCCAGGGTGGTAATGAACGGGGTAAAACCTCTGTTCTCGAAGTCATTGAAAAGGCCGTACGCAATACAAAGAGGCGTACTCAATTTGTCCGCGAGGGGACAGAAGGGGCTACTCTCTTCGTTGCCTTAGACGATAGCACTGCAATAGACCGCAGAATCATGCCCGACGGCAAGGAATCGGCCAAAATAACTCGGGCGGGAGCCAGTATCTCAAAGCCCGAGACCTACCTTAAGGGTTTGACAGGTGAAGGTTTTGGCTTTAACCCGGTAGATTTTATGGCCCAGAAAGAATCTGATCAAACCAAGCTATTGCTCTCCCTCATGCCAATAAGGGTAACCGAAGAGAACCTGCAGGAATGGTTTGGGATGGTACCGGAAGTCAATCTGAATCAACATGCTATCGATGTGCTGACCTACCTGGCCGAGAAGTATTTCTATGATCGTCGCACTATTGCCAACACCGAAGTTAAAGAGTGCCAGAATGAGATCCACGCATTATTCGAACAGCTGCCGGATAATTACAACGCTGATGATTGGCGGGACCTCAAGCTTGGGGATTTGTGGGCAAAGGTCCAGGATGCTCAGAAGGTAAACGCCATGCGCCAGCAAGCCCAGGAAGCGATAGATACCTGGGGCGACAAGATGGCCAATGTTGACCGCAAATACGACCAACAGGTACGGGAGCAACAGGAGCTTTTTGAGTTCAAAGCTGATAAGGCCCGGAAGAGTGTTGAGGAAGATAAGCAGAAGATCCGGGATGAAATTACCGGCATCGAATCTGAGATCAGTGACATGGAAGAGAAGATCAAGCTCCTGCAAGAAGGCATCCAGGCCGCCAAGAACAAGATCATTCTCAAGAAGAACGACCTGGCTAATATCGATGATGGCATTGTAGCCATAAAGATTGAAGGGCTTGAGAAGGAGCGGGATGCATGCATCAAAGCTATAGACGAGCGCCGAGATGACGAAAAGAAGGGGATTCGAAACCGGGCTGAGAATGCAGAGTGTTTTCTGGGTACCCATCCGGCAATAGAGATTGAACCCCTGGAGAAAGAAGCCAACAAAGCAGAATCCATGAAGGGGTATATTGCCCTGTATGACCAGATGCAAGCATTGCGGGATACGCTAAACCTCAAAGTGGAACGGGCAGCGTTGTTCGATCAGCACGTAACCAAGGCCCGAGAGCTCCCGGCACTGTTGCTGCAGGATATTAAACTGCCCATCAAGGGTTTGGGCATCAATGATCAAATGCAGATTACCATTGATGATCTGCCCATCACCAACCTTTCCACCAGCAGACAGATCAAGCTGGCCCTTGATATTGCCCGGGCCACAACCGGGGATCTTAAACTGATCTGTATCGACCGCTTTGAATCCCTGGACACTGATCAGCGCGAAATCATGCTGCAGGAGATAGCCAATGATGATTATCAGTATTTCATCACTGAAGTCACCCAGGGCGACCTGCAGGTAAAGGCGGTGAGCTAGATGGTGGCAATGGCAGCGGAGAAGCTACAGACTCTTATCGACCCCGGATTTGGCATTAAAGGCATTGTTATTGCAGACACCACCGACATGCCCGAATCTGAGTGGTTGCAACTGCGGAGGCACTACATTGGTGCCTCTGAAGTGGCTGCAGTATTAGGCATTAATCCCTGGCGTTCCAGTTTCGGTGTATACGTAGATAAGACTCAAGGCTCGACCTTCGAGGGCAATATCCATACCGAGTTTGGAAACTGGATGGAGCCCCATATCCGGGAAGAGTTCCCGAAGCGTTTCCTCAAGCAAGAGGGGATTGAGATCAAGGTCCATGCCTACCCATATATGTTACAACATCCCGACTTTGAAATGTTGTCAGTCAATCTGGACGGGATAGTGGAGCATCCGGAGTATGGACCTGGAGTTATCGAGATCAAGACTGCATCAGAAATGCAGTGGCGGGAGTGGCAGGACGATAATTTGCCCGACCACTATTATGCGCAGATCCAGCAGGAGTTAAGCATCACAGGTTTATCATATGCCTATGTAGTGGCATTGGTAGGTAAGCGGCTTCTGTGGACCATGATCCCCCGCAATGACGAGTTTATAAACCTCATGACTCCCCGCCTAATTGATTTCTGGGATAACTTTGTTGTCCTGCGGATTGAACCCATGCCGGCCGGCCTTGATGATGATACCGACATCCTTAAAAAGCTCTATGAAAAAGAGGACAGCGGCAAGGTCGTACAACTTCCTGATCACCAGGGCTACTATGACCGGTATAAGGACCTGGGGGCCAAGATCAAAGAGTTGTCTTTGGAGCAAGAGGGCATCAAGCAGAAGTTCATGCAGGCCATGGGCGAGGCTGAAATGGCCTTTGTCGGAAACAAGAAAATCACCTGGAAAACCACCCACCGGAAAGGCTATACGGTTGAACCGACTAGCTTCCGGGCGTTACGGGTGTATTAGGGGGGCGCGGGGTTATGACGGGGGAAATTAATGTAAGCGAATGCGGGAATGAGATCAGATACAACACTGGAGGAGATTTAGTTGATGTTGCTATCGGCAAATCCCTTTGGATAATAATGACACGCGATCAAGCCACCGCTTTGTTCCAAGCATTAGGCGAAAAGATTTTAAAGGAGGACAATACCAATGGCAGATAGCAAAGGTACTGATATCACTAACAAACTGGCGGTCCAGGATAAACCCAAGACAATGACGGTGCAGCAATTCTTCGAGGCCCAGATACCAAATATAGCTGCGGTTCTGCCAAAGGGCATAATGGACCCCCAGCGAATGGCTAAACTCGCTATTCAGATATGGACGGGCAATGAGAAGTTGGCGGCCTGTACGAAAAGCAGCTTTGTAGCAGCCCTTATAACCTGCGCTCAGTTTGGATTAGAGCCCAATACTCCCCTCGGACAGTGCTTCATTATTCCCTATGGCGATCAGGCTACCTTCCAGTTGGGATATCAAGGCTTATTGGCTCTGGCTTATCGAACCGGGGAATACAAATCTATCTATGTCCGGGAAGTATACAAAGGTGACCATTTCAAGGTCACCTATGGAATATTTGAGGACATTGAGCATATCCCGAGCGATGATGGTCCTGCAGATGGCGAGTTGCCCACTCATATATATGCCGTCTACCACCTGAAGAATGGTGGATATAACTTCGAGTGTTGGTCATGGACCAAGATCATTAAGCACGCTAAGAAATTCTCCAAGAGCTTCAACAAGAAGGACGGCGGATGGCAGACTAATCCCGTTTCCATGGGCAAAAAGACCGTGCTTATCGCCGTTCTAAAATACGCTCCCAAGAGCCTCGAGATGGCTAACGCTATGGAGGCTGACGATACAGCTCAGGCTGATGTGGGAGCCAAGAGGGAATATATTGATGTTCCTTTTGACGTCAGGGAAGAAACCACTTCCTCGGCTGATGGTGCTGGCCCTACAGGAGAACCAAACAATACAGGATCTCTTGATTTTGAAAATGCTATGAAAGGTCAGGCTCAGGCATAATGCCTGACCTTGCCAATAGAAGGGAGCAAATATCATGAACAAACAGATTTTAGCGGCATTAAACGAGTGCCGAGAAAAGATAGAGCATGGTGCCAACAAGAATCAGTGGACATTGGTTGGCTCTGGCCTCTTCGGTCTGAAGATATTGGAGATCATGCTATCGGAACCGAAACCGGAGCTCAACCTGAAGCCAAAGGTCCATGTAATCCAGATGGATGGAGGAAAAGAAGAACCTGACCTCATTAAGAAGGTTCTTTTTGCGATGGCCGGGATTGGCATTCCGCCGCATTGTCCCCAATGCGGAAACGAAGAGATAAACCCTGGGGCAAAGTTCTGCAAGATCTGCGGGTTACCGTTGGGTAAAGCTCAGGCCAGCAAAGCGTGATCGAGAAAGGGGAGATCACTTTGGGTATTTGGATACGGTCGCAGAACGGCATGGTACTTTGCAATGCTGATGTTATATGGGTTGACGGCGAAAAAGTTTATGCCGAGGGCGAAGGGTTGCGCAAGGCCTTTGTCGGCGAATATTCTTCCGAAGGTGAGGCCACAGAGGTTCTAAATCAGATACAGGAATATGTGATTTTCCATGAACGCGTAAGGCTTTTACCCAGCGAAGATTGGGAGACGCCAAAAGTCGTCTTTCGGATGCCGCCTGCCGGCGGGATATCGGGAAGTCGGCGCAGTGCATTAGACTCGATTTATTAGGGGGTGCCGCTGATGACCATAGACAACTCTCACGGTAAATACGACCTCATTTGCGACAACTGCGGTTACATCTACGACGAGCCGGTTATTGGCTTCCACGATGCCCTTGATGTTAAGAAAGAGGCCGGATGGAAAAGCAAAAAGCGGAACGGTAATTGGGAGGACTGGTGTCCGGAGTGCGCCGGGGAAAGCGAGGGATAAGGATGCTGAATGTATCGATAAAGGAAGACTGCAAATCGGTTCTTCTGGACAACGGGGTAGAGCCGCCAATGTTGATGGATATAGAAGCATTTATACAGATGGCTGTAGATTCAAGGAACGAGCTTGCGGAGAAGGTCAAAGACCTCGAAGCCCAGCTCGCCCAGGCGAAAGCGGACAACGCGGGTACGCTGCAATATATCAAGGCTTGGTTGGCTGATTTGAATTATGTCTTTACTGGCAAGAGCGATAAGGACGAAGTTGTTAACGATTTATTCAGGTCGATGGAATGTTTTTATAACGAAAATCCCCACCCCGGGGCGGACCTGCTGCGGGAATTGGAAGAGTACAAGCTGGCTCTCAAACGAGCTGCTGAAGAACTGTTGCATTATTACACCCTTGTTGGTGCCGATCAAGTATATCGCGAAAACTGCGAATCGGTTGGGGAAATCCATAGGGTTATAGCCAAAGGATTCCTCGACGAAGCAAAGGAGGCTCTTTCCGATGAGCAATGTTAACAACAAGGTAATAACGAGCATTTTGGCCTTGGTAGACCAAATAATAGATGAGGCAAAGCAGTTAAAGGCCGAGCCGAGCCAACCCACCGAGAGACAGGTGAAGATAGAAGCCTATATGTTAGCCCTGGCAGACGACATCAAGTACCAAGAGGAATGCATTGCAAAAGGCTATGACGTAGATGACCGAATAAGGAAACGGGTAGCAGATTACCGAGAGATATATCCGAAGGAGGGACAAGCCAGTGCGTGAAGAAAGCATCGCGATTGCCCGTGATCAATATAAGATCAGCCATATATCAGTTCAGCCGGTCAAAGCAGCGGACAAGCCCAGACGGGAGAAACCATCATTTCTGGACATATACCGGGCGCAAACCGGCAAGTTTGAACGCAAGGTACATGCGGGAATGTTGCTCCTACTGGCCACTAATGTCGTCAACCAGGCGGGGAAGATTAATGGGTGGTGGTAGCCTATGACCCACTACATACTTTACCGGGGACGTACTGCTGAATTAAATGCAACATGGCAGGGAATACCTGGGCGAGTTATCTGCCGGGGCAAGGGCAAAGGACCGCACAATGTTCTGATCGAGACAAAGATAGGCCGGGTGGTTGTGCCTGGCCGCAATGTGAGAGTTATAAGGGGGGAATGATCTGATGTTAATGATACCAACGATTACTCTGTGGCAGCCATGGGCGAGCCTGGCGGGGCTAGAGAAAAAACAGAACGAAACCCGTTCATGGGCTCCCAGTTACAGAGGACCATTTGCTATCCATGCAGCAAAGAGTGCTCCAGCATATGCAAAGGAATTGGCCATTACAGATAAAACCTTCAATAATGCGTTGACTGGCAAAACTGAACTGGACTTAATGATATGGCCTAAGTTGCCATTTGGTGCAGTAATAGCAGTATGTACCCTAGCTGATTGTGTGAAGATTACGCCTCAGTTTGTGGCTGGACTCACTGATCAGGAAAGGGCTTTCGGTGATTATACACTTGGGCGCTATGCCTGGAAATTAAAAGACGTTGCGAGGCTTAAAACGCCGATACCTGCTAAGGGCCAGCAGGGACTATGGAAATGGGATGCCACCGAACACCAGGTTACTATTGATCCTTGGGTAGTCGGGGACACAAAGATATGGACGCCAAGAGGCATAGTATCTGGGCGGCGTGTTGAAGCCGGTACCGAAGATGCTGTGATGGGATTGGAGGTAGCCGCGTGAGCACAAAGATCGAATGGGCTACCGACTCATGGAATCCTATAACTGGCTGCACGCCCGTATCCGAAGGTTGCCAGAATTGTTATGCCAAGAGAATGAGTAAGCGGCTGGCCGGGCGCTGTGGGTACGACAGAGACAATCCGTTTAATGTTACCCGGCACCTGGATAAAATGGACGAACCTTTGCACTGGAGAAAGCCGCGCAGAGTCTTTGTGTGTTCCATGGGGGATTTATTTCACCCGGACGTAGAAGACTGGATGCTTGATGAAATATTCGGGGTAATCCTGGGATGCAGAATATTTAATAATACACCTGATCATGTTTTCATGGTCCTCACCAAACGTCCCGGCCGCATGCAAGGCTATTTTGCTTCCAGAACACCAGTGGAGTTACTCAGGGCTTGGTCAGACGCTTGTCCTTGTTATACAGACGACCCGGATGTAACCGTTGAAGATATCGTGTACTCTGCCACTTGCCGTGATTGGGATGAAAACGGAAGGAATAGCAGTGGAAGTGAATACAAGCCATGGGGATACCTCAATAAAATATGGCCTCTTCCTAACCTCTGGCTGGGTGTAACCGCTGAGAACCAGGCTAGGGCTGACGAACGGATCCCGATTCTATTGCAGACACCAGCAGCGAAAAGATTTGTATCTATTGAGCCGATGCTGGGGCCAATAAACCTGCGCCACATGGATGTCGATGAAGCGGGCTGCAAAGAGTGGTGCCAGATTGATGCTTTGACCGGCGAACATACCGATATGTGCCGCCCTTGCCCTGATGTGCCGCACCTTGACTGGGTTATCTGTGGATCTGAAAGCGGTCCTGGCAAAAGGCCCATGCGCCCAGAGTGGGCTTTTGAGTTAATGCGCCAATGCAGGGGGGCTGCCGTTCCATTCTTCTATAAGCAGGGACCAGATGATTATGGTATATACCAAAAAATGCCCGAGCTTGACGGCCAAGTTCGCGGAGAGATTCCGGGGGTGAGTGTATGAGGCAGCAATCGCTATTTCGTCAATACATACCGGATTCATCCCATGAGCTCGTTATCGATAACTTTGCCGGCGGGGGTGGGGCATCCTGCGGGATTTCTCAGGCCCTTGGCCGTAGCGTTGATATTGCGATCAACCATGACCCGGATGCAATCAGAATGCACATAGCCAACCATCCCGACACCACTCATTATTGCGAGTCTGTTTGGGATGTGGATCCCCGAGAGGTAACCAAGGGCAGACCAGTAGGCTTGGTTTGGCTCAGCCCAGATTGTAAGCACTTCTCAAAGGCTAAAGGCGGTAAACCCGTTGAAAAGAAAATCCGGGGGCTTGCCTGGGTAGCTGTTAGATGGGCAGCCACCGTTAAGCCGCGGGTAATCATCTTAGAGAACGTGGAAGAGTTCAAGACATGGGGACCTCTGCTGAAAAACAATATGCCGGACCCTGATAAGAAGGGCCGCACATTCAATGCTTTTATTAATGCATTAATACGCTATGGCTATCAAGTTGAATGGCGTGAACTTCGCGCCTGTGATTACGGCGCACCTACTATCAGAAAGCGGTTTTTCTTGATTGCCCGTTGTGATGGACAGCCAATAGTTTGGCCGGAACCTACCCATGGAGATCCTAAAAGCGCAGCGGTCAAAAGCGGAAGACTCCTTCCATGGCGGACGGCAGCAGAGATCATTGACTGGTCCTTGCCCTGCCCGTCTATTTTTGAGCGGAAAAAGCCGCTTGCGGAGAACACCATGAAGCGGATTGCCCGGGGCATCCAAAAGTTTGTTATCGATAATCCTGAGCCATTCATCATCCAAGTGAACCATAGCGGCAGCGGGGGCAATTTCAGAGGACAGGATATATATGATCCTATGCAGACCATTACCGGAAAGAATGGATGGGGTATTGTATCCCCTTACATAGCCCGAATAGGTCAAACAGGATTTAGTGGGGACCGGATGCAGTACCCTATGAACCAGCCGCTTACCACTATCGTAACCAAAGCCGAGCATTTATTGGTTGCCCCTACGCTCATTCAAACCGGTTACGGCGAAAGAGACGGGCAAGCCCCACGTGTTCCCGGCTTGGACAAGCCATTAGGTACGGTCGTGGCTGGCGGGCAAAAACATGCGCTTATAGCTGCAACTATCTCTCGCCAGTTTGGTAAATCTGTTGGCCATGAGCTCACTGATCCACTCGGGACAATAACTGCAGGGGGTGGAGGTAAGTCTCAATTAGTTGCTGCCTTCCTTTCTCAGTACCATGGCGAGAAGTCACCCACAGAGGTACGCGGCCAGATGCCGGATGATCCTATTCAAACAATTGACACATCGAACCGGTATTCTCTGATTACTGCTTTCATGGCTAAACATTATGGCGGGCGATATAAGGGACCGGGTAATGAGATTACTGATCCATTATCCACGGTAACTTCAGTAGATCACAATGCCCTGGTCACCAGTCACCTTGTAAAACTTAGAGGCACCTGCCAGCATGGCCAACCAATAACTGAGCCTATGCCGACGATTACCGCCGGCGGCTTACATATTGGCGAGGTCCGAGCCTTCCTTCTCAAATACTACGGCACCAACATTGGCCAGGGGTGTAATGAACCTTTACAAACCATCACCACGAAGCACCGGTTCGGCCTGGTGACTGTTCAGGGCGTTGACTACCAGATAGTCGATATTGGCATGAGAATGCTGGAGCCCCATGAACTGTTCGCGGCCCAGGGCTTCCCGGCTAGTTATATTATCGACCGGGACCATGAGGGAAAAGCGTATCCCAAGGCGGCCCAGGTAGCACGCTGCGGCAATGCAGTTCCACCACCATTTGCCGAGGCTTTAGTCAGAGCTAACCTGCCAGAACTCTGCCAGGTGGCAGCATAAGGGGGGCGGGCATGAGAAAGCGTTGCAGAACCTGTGATCGATGGCGCCCTATAGCCAGATGGATGTCCAAGGCGCCATGTGATCTGCTGAAGGTCACAAAGAAGGCTGATGATTATTGTTTCGGGCACCTGCAGGCAGATGAGGAAACAATCAAGGCCCGGGGGATAGAAGAGTAGTAAACACGAAGGGAGAGGGATTTATGAGTAAAATCCACATCAAGAAAACCAAAGTGACAAAGGACGGAAAGATAAGCATGATCTGGGAGCAGCAAACCCCGAAAGGGAGTTGGGATGAATATTCCTTCACTTGCAGTGAGGAACCGAGACCGGAATTTCATCAGGCATTGAAAGACTTGGGCCAGGACGTTATAACCATGTGTGAGCTACCCGAGAGTTATCTGGACCGGATCACGGTTAAGGGTGTGTCCTACAGCTACGGCGGCGATAACGACACCATGGGGGCAACTATCAGCGCCAGTATGAAGTTAGAAGAATCTTACCAGGATCTGAACCTGAACACACCGCATAAGGCTTCGGAAATGTACAATCTGGACACGCCGGAAGATGAAATGCAATTGCTATACAGCGATTGTATTGAGCGCCTGGAAGCTCTACATGAAGAGTGCGAGCTCTATATCAAAGGGGATAGGGCTCAGGGTAGTTTGTTCCCGAATAATGAAGCTGCGTAGTCTGGTAACGATGCGCAGCAGAGGGAGGAAGAGAGAAGATGAAAATTTGTTACCGAGATATCAACTTTAGGCAACAAAGTTTGAATCTTATTGAGCGTGTAAATAACATTGTGACTGAGTATCAGACGATGGGATATGACCTGACGTTGAGACAAGTATATTATCAGCTTGTGGCCAGGGACGTAATACCAAACAATGAGCGCAGTTACAAGAACCTGGGCAGTTTAATATCTGATGGCAGAATGGCCGGGCTCATTGATTGGGAAGCGATAATCGATCGAACCCGAAACTTGAGGAAAAATAGCCACTGGGATTCACCGTCAGATATTATTCAAACGGCAGCTAACCAGTTTGCGTTTGATAAGTGGCAAGGCCAAGAGAACTATTTAGAGGTGTGGGTTGAAAAGGATGCCTTGGTTGGCGTTGTAGGACAGATATGCGAAAGGCTAGATGTGCCATACTTTTCGTGCCGCGGCTATGTCAGCCAATCGGAAATGTGGAGCGCTGCAAGGCGCTTAGAGAGATTCGCCAATCTGGGTAAGGATTTAATAATTATACATCTCGGCGACCATGATCCGAGTGGAAGAGATATGTCCCGTGATATTGTTGACCGCCTTGATACCTTCGGCGTGTATCCATATTTTGACCGGATTGCATTGAATATCGATCAGGTGGAAGAATACAATCCGCCTCCGAATCCCACGAAATTGACCGATACCAGATGCCATGCTTACATCGAAGAATTTGGTACCGAATGCTGGGAATTGGACGCACTTAGGCCTGAAATAATCGAGGCGCTAATAAGAGAAAAGGTTACTGAGAACTGTGACTTGGCACTTTTTGAGGAAGTTAGATCCCGGGAAATTAACGCCAAAAGTCTTCTTAAGAAGGTTTCAAATAACTGGGAAACCATAGCGAAAACATATACAAGCTAGTGAACTTCCACGGAAGATACGCAGTAGAGGGGAGAAGAAGCCGTGATTATAGCCTTTGAATCACACACCCAAGTTATGAGAGCCTATAAGGTTTTACCCGAAGGCAAAATTATTCCGACACCCCGGCGGATATCAAAGAGTTGTGGGCTTTCCATAAACATTGATGGGGTGAAGGATGCAATACTCGGCAAGTTAAAAGAGGCCGGCATTCCATGGGCACAGATAGAGGTAGAGGAAGAGCAGCATTTGAGCCAAAAGAAAAGCGTGTTTACATACGCTGAAATGCAAGAAATGCAGTCATGCCACTCGAAAAGAAAATCGAAAAAGCCCAGGAAATAATCCGCGAAACGTTCGGCCAGGGCAAAAGGGTGGCGCTTGCGTTTTCGGGTGGCAAGGACAGTACGGCGCTGTGGCATTTGATTCGCGAGACGTGCCCAGAAGAAGCCAAAAACATGATCGTCATTTTTGGGAATACAGGTGTGGAATATCGGGAATCGCTCCTGTTCGCCCGTCAGCTTGGCAAAGAATGGGGCGGCGATAATTTCTACGAAACGGAGCTAGACCGGCTGAAAGTACCCAGGCTGAAATACGAAGCGCAAAAAGAAGTATGGGCCAAGATTGAAGCCGCTGGCGATGTTGCGAGATATTTAAACAAGAAAGGCCGTTTGCTTTCAACCGACAAGCTAAATAAAGCGGTAACGCCTGAGATGTGGGAAGACTTTCGCAACCGTAAGTTAGTATGGGAAGTCGGAACGCGCGTTAGCTTTTGGTTTATCGCTGAACAATATGGTTTCCCTATCCTTGGCAAGGCCGCTACGAAATTGGACGCACCGCGGATCAATATCAACGTGTTTCTTAAATATAGCCCAGAGCAGAGCGAAAGGAATGATAAATACTATGAGATTTTGCGAACGTTCCCAGACCTTCGCGTTTCTCATGCCTGCTGCAACTTCATCAAGGAGAAACCGTCTGAACAACTTCAACGTAAACTGGGATGCGATACGCTTTTCCGTGGTCTACTAGCAGCTGAATCACGCCGCAGGACGTTTACTTTCCTGGACTATGGTTTTTTGTATCGGGTGAAAGAAGGATACCTGTATTCAAACCCTTTGAGTATCTTCACCGACGATGATATCTGGGCCTATATCAGATCGAGGGCCTGTCCGTATGCGCCCCTGTACGATCTGACGGACGAAGAGGGCAATAAACTGTTTGCGCGTAACGGTTGTTATGTCTGCGGTACCGGCTTAGCTTACGAAGGTAACAATATTGAAATCCTGAGGAAACACTACCCTCAAAAGTGGGCTGGGCTCATGAAATACGGTATGGCCAGGGAAATGAAAACATTCGCATGTGCTATTAGTGACAACATCAAATTAAATAATTTAGAACATGACTGGCTATTGGACATGCGTCCCTGTGCATTTGATAGATTGACGCCAAAGCAAAACTTATTAGAAGACCTGCAGTATGGGACATTGTTGTTCTGATAGGAAATAGCGGCTGCAAGGGGGGCTGACTCGTATGGCCAAAACAGAATTAACCTTACAACTCGAAAGGGAGATATGGAAAGCCACCCATAAGCAAGGGGTTTTCGGCTGTTTTGAGGTTACTATCGGCTGGTTCGGCAATGAAAGAGTCGATTTTATGACCTACGACACCAAGGGTATATGGCGATGCTTCGAGATTAAGGTATCTAAAGCTGATTTCCATAGCAAGGCACACAATACTTTCATCGGTCATTATAACTACTATGTTATGACCCGGGAACTTTATGAGCAGGTGAAGGATGAAATACCGAATCACATAGGGGTTTACGTCAATGGAAGCAGTATTAAAAACGCCAAAAAGCAGGAACTGGCGATTGAAGAACAAGTTTTAAAAGACTCTATGATTCGGTCTTTGTGTAGAGAGTTACAGAAGCAGCGCCTAGCTGATGATCCGAATTATGTAGATTGCACAAATAGGCAGATAGCCCGGCTAAGAAGAGAGGCGGAAGAGTACCGCCGTAAATACTGGGACTTAATGCGAATCGGGCAAGAGACATACGGTTCAAGATGGCACAAGGCGATCGGGGAAGCAGGTCGACAGTAAGTAGCAGAGGGGGAGCGGGAATGGCGAGACCACAAAAAGAGGGGTTGGAGTACTTTCCTTTAAACACGGACATCGATCAAGACGATAAACTGCAGCTGATCGAAGCCAAATTTGGTATCAAGGGGTTTGGTATTGTTATCAAACTGCTCATGAAGATCTACCGCGAAGGTTATTACTATGAGTGGTCTGAGAAGGAACAATTACTCTTCTCCAAACGAGTTAATGTTGACATTAATGAGGTTAATGATGTCATAAATGAGTGTCTGAAGTGGGATCTATTTGACCAGGACACTTACGATACATACGGAATTCTCACATCCCGCGGTATTCAACGCAGATACTTTGAAGCCGTTGGACGCCGCAAAGAGGTCGAAGTAGTCACAGAATATTGCCTTATTGACCTCAAAAACCAGCCCCACATAGTTTATGTCAACATTAATCCCGTAAATGTTCACAATAACCCCCTTTCGAATCGAGTTAATGCAGAC